AGTCCCCGCTTGCCAGTGAGGCTGGCATAGTGGACAAGGATGCGGGGTTCTTGCTGCGAGTAATCCAGACTGGCCCAGCGCTCATTTTCTTCTGGAAGGAACAGCCCTCGAATAGCTTCTGCGAAGCGTGGGTTTCGGGCAGGGATCTGCTGTAGGTTAGGGTTCGCCATGGACAATCGACCAGTCACGGTCCCTCCTCCTTCGGAGCGCAACTGATTGATGTGCCCATGGATACGTCCCTTCTCCGCGTAGCGAAAAATGGACGAGAGAAAAGTGTTTCCTATTTTGTCGGTCTCCCTCGCTTCAGCAATTTGCTGGGCAACAGGGTGGGGATGGTTCTGGAGGAAGTTCTTGGTGAAGGAGGGAAGGCCCGTTTTTGTTCTGCCGTAGGGAATGTTGTAAAAGTCGAACACTTTCGCCACACTCGCTGCGGCCCACAGTTCACAACTCACACCGGTCTCTTTTTTAATCTTGGAAAGGATGACTTTGGTCTCGCGCAAAAGTTTCTGCTTTAATTTCTCCGCCCTGTCCAGATCAATCCGGACGCCGTTCCAAGTCATATCTATACAGAGGGGCAGTACTTCTGATTCGAGATCAAAGATCTGCCACAAGTCTTCCTGCGAAAGGAGTGCCTTGAGATGCTGCCAGAGGTCCAGCGTCAGTCTTGCGTCGGCTTCTGCGTACTCTCCCACATAAGCGGCAGGGAGCTTGTACATCTCGGCTTTAGGATCAACGCCAAATTCTGCCGCCGCCTCCCGCAAATGTGCCTCACTCTTCATCTCACCAAGATAGTCGTAACACACAGAATTGAGGGAGTAGTAGCGTCTGTTCTCGTCAATCAAAGGAGCGGCGAGCATGGTGTCAATCAAGCGTCCCTCCATTTCAATTCCCATGCGGCGCAGCCAGCCAACATCGTAAGCGGCATTGTGGAAAATCTTGTCGGCAGGGTACTTGGCAATCTCTCGCGTGAACCATTTCTTGATGTGGCCCTTGTCAAGGTTTCCTCCGCCCTCATGGCCGAATGGGAAATAAGAATTGAAGCCCTCGTAAGCTATTGCAATCCCTACCACATTGCCGTTACCGGTAGGCCACCCAGGTCCGTGGGAGCGGAGCCGGGGATCTTTGGTCTCCAAGTCAATTGCGATTTCCTTGATCCCGTCAGGAGTACTCGGCAACACCTCGACCGGGACCCATTCGGTCTTCACGCCGAACTTTGGTTTCTTTAAATTTTCTTTCATCTAATGGTCCACTGGGTAGAGGGGGTATTCTTTTTTATGCCGTTGGGCAGAAGGCTTGGATTGCAGCAGCTTGACCAGACGCCGGATGTACCACTCCGCTTTTTGCACATCTACTATGGGGGCGTTACCTTCTTTGAAACGGTAGCGTACTAAGTATTTAATGGCGTTGCCGACGAGAACGGCTTCATCTCCGGGGAGGTCACGGACCACGTCCATGATGGTATCGATGGTTTCCAGTTTGGCACGTTGGTAGTGCGCGGGTGAGATAAGGTCGGTCATAGCTGCCATCCTCTCTGCCGGTTCTCGCGGAGAAGGTCGCGGAGTATCTCTGCCTTACCCTTCTTCAGTAAAGAGGACTGCTTGCTTAAAAAGTCATCCAAGTCTTTTGGAAGGCCAACACTCAGTCTTCTATGCACGGTGTATCCGCCATACTTTCCCGTATGTGACCCATCATAGCGGTTGTGTACTTTCTTGCCTCTAACACTGACTCTCATAGCTGCCATCCTCTCTGCCAGTTTTCAGGCATCTTCAGAACTAGGTTTTCTTTGGTGCGGGTGATTCCTGTGTAGAGGACACGATAGGCGTCATCAGGGTTCCGCGCCATTTCCTCAAGGGCTTTGCCGGACAGGTCGAGCATGAGATACACGTTGTCGGCCTCTCCTCCTTTGGCTCCGTGGATCGTGGAGAGTTTTATTTTCGGCTTTGAGTTCAGATCAACGCCCTTGTTTAAAAGTGTGGAAGCGTAGGCTCGGTCTTCCGGTTTGATACGGTCGAGCACTTCTTCCCATGTACCGTTTGCTTCCAAGCCAAAGTGCTCATGCAAGAGTCCTAACGTAAAGACATCCTGTTCATGTGCGGATTTCAAAAGGCTCTTGGCACCACGCTGCAACCGCCCGTCTTCACTGGTTATGTGCGCGTAAAGGTTTTGTGCTTCTGTCAAACTAATCTCACGATTTTGACCGGTAGTGAGATAGGTCCATGAAGCAATGGCGGTGCGAACCTTTTTGGATAGGGAGGGAGAATTGAAACGTTCAAAAAAGTAACCCTGTGTTTTGAGGTATGCCCCAATGTCGTTCAACATGTAGTTTGCTTGGGCCAGTATAAGCCATTGATCCGTAAAGTCTATTCCGTAGTGGTCGTGAACGAATCGTGTACTGCCCGTGGCGTCTCGCGGGGACCACTCCTTCTTTTGCCTTTTCCGTATGCGGCTGGAGACCCGGTCTGCAAGTGTCCAGACAGAGCGGGGGATGCGGTGTGACTGCGTAAGCACTTCGCTTGCACCTTCGAGCTTTATGAATCTTGTGACTTCAGCTCCGGTGAACCCGAAGATGCCTTGGTCATCGTCTCCCGCGATATAGAATTTTTCTGCCTTGTCGTCCAATAGGTGTGCGACTTTCCATTGCAACGCCGTCAAGTCTTGCGCTTCATCCAGAAACACAACCTTCAGTTGCGGGATGACGGCTTCGTTTTCAGCGAGGCCAACCAGCATGTCTGTAAAGTCTCGAAGACCGTTTTGCTTTTTGAATTTCTCGTATTCGGAGAAGATGTGTTTGAAATGATAAGAAGTTTCCACCAAGTCCATTCTGTTATAAGCCCACATAGGGCCGTGGTCCGTGGTCCGGGCTAAGTCAATCGCTCGCATGATTGGGTGGTTGCTTCGGAAAGTGACAAAGCCTTCGTCCTCCACGGCCTCTATGCTCTCTGTCAGATTCACACCAACGATTTTGCTGAACTCTTTCAGGTGTGTCTCCTTCACTACTTCTGCCCCGCTAATGCCCAGTAACTGAAAGGCCAGCGAGTGAAGTGTGCGAAAGAAAATAAAATCCTTGTCGGGGTCTAGCCCGAAACGTGCGACGGCTCTGTCCCGTGCTTCGTGTGCCGCTTTTCTGGTGAACGCAAAGTACCCTATCTGGTTGGGAGGTGTCCCCTCTGACAGCAACTGTTCGACATGGTTAAGAAGGGTGGTTGTTTTTCCCGTGCCGGGAGGGCCAAAGTATCTAAACATCTTTTTTCACCAGTACTGCGTCCAAGTCGTACCCCATCTCGTTCAGGAGGCGCTCGACTTTGTAAATAGAAAGTTGGCGCGGGTCCAACATGTTTTCATAATCCGCAATCGTTCGTTGTGACATTCTGGTTCTTCGAGCCAGCTCCCGTTGGGTTAGACGCGCCTCTATCCGGAGGTCCCGAAGGAGAACGGACCAGTGGTTCTCTCTTTTTGACTTGGGGCCGAAGGGAACTTCTACTTGGCTTAGTTTATGGAAGTAATGCTTCGGACAAAGGTTCTTTCCCTCAATGGTGACCGACGCCTTGTTCGGGCAGTAGTCGCAGTTCTTTTTCTTTGCCATCAGAAGGGAATCTCCTCGTCGCTGCCCTCAAACTTCGAGTGAAACTCGTCTTCTATCTGTTCAAAGGCAGGGATAGACCAGCACCGGACAGGTCTGCCGTTGATGCTTAATTGCTCCGACATACCGTCAATATCGCGGAGGCGTTGAGCGATTTTGTTGGACCGGTAGTCGGTAAACTTCTGTCGTTTTAAAAAAGCTTCCAAGTCTTTTAGCCGGAAGTAGGTTCTTTTGTTGGACTCATTGGTCCAGGGTCGCCGGAGAAGGATTTCTTCCCGGTCCATAGCCGCTTGCATATGCGTCGTAAATTCCTCCAGCAGCTCGTAGAATTGACCTCGAATGGAGGTATCCTCCGAGGTGTGGATGATGGCCCCTTCCGTCTCTACCATAGTCGAGAGAAGAGTGTTCATCTGCGCTTCCCAAGCCTGTCGGGTCATGGTGCGCGGCATTGTATTGATTTGTTCCATGCACAGTATCTGAAACTTTGGCTGACGCTGAAGAGCTTCCGTGTCTAGTTCTACCGGACTTCCGTTGACGTCGAGGAACCAAAGTGGGGGTTCCGAATCATACTTTCTGAGATTAGCGACTCTCGGAGTGTTAACATCACCACCCACACCGAAGCGGCGAGAACGACACAGGTCACGATTGCAGAAATTACAGATGGGCTGATCCGCACATTTGTACTGGTAATTCTTTTTTCGTATTTGTTCCGCGACAACAGTAACTTCTTTAAGATCAAGGGGTGGATCGAGTACAGCTTGGTTGTATTCGAGGATTTTGGTTTCCCAGTCATTTGGAAAGGCTTTCCGTAAATAGACGCCCAGGTTAAAAAGGCCGTTGTTTCTGGTTCCTTCCGGGAACCCTTGACGCAACAAAATTTGTAGGCAGGGAGGGCCGTGCTTGATGCGCTCGTCCACTTCGACGGCTTCTTTTTCAAGAAGGCTCCCCAACTCTTCTGGCGTAATGGCGGCTGCTTCCGCCATTTCCACAAACTCTTCTAACGTCGCAGCCGCACCATCAACTTTGAAAGCGTAACGCAGCCCATCTTCGTGATCGAAGTAGGGAAGGTTGAGGAAGTTTCCGGTGTCGCCGCGTTCCAGTACAAGCTGGATTTGCTTGGGGAAAATTTCAGTCCCAGCGGCACAGCCAATCTCGCTTGCCACTTCCTTCAGTTTATTTTGTAGGGTCTCGGCAGGGACGGCCTCTTTTAGGAAGAGGTAAACGTGTCCTCCACCGGATTTGCTTCGGCAAACAACCAGAGGGAGCTTCTGACGGTGGACAGTTTTGACAAGGGCTGCGTGGTCCAAGGGATAGGTGTCAATGTCAATGGCACCCCAAAAACAGGCGTTGTTCTCATTGATGGGAACAATGCCAACCCCTTGTTCCCCATTTAAATGCTTTTCAAAGGTAGCCAGACTGCGTTTCCCACGAACGAGTCTGGCTTTGCCTTTGAATTTACCGTTTGCTTGCTTTCCCGTGAGGTCGAAGGTTCCATAAGCGGCCTCCAGCCCCCGAAAAAGCACAGCAAAACGCGTGGTGAGTTCCTTGTCCATGAAGGGGGGTTCCCCCTGTAGTTAGAAAGGAACGTTGTCAGAGTCGGTGGCGTCTTCCTCACGGGTATGCTGGACCTTGACCTGTCCGGCACTAATGGATTCCGCGAATAGTTTAGCCTCTTGGTAAAGGGCGATATCCTCTATCTGGGAATCCTTGGAAATTTCCCACCCATGCCATGAGCCATTCTTGTTTTCCTCCGGTGTACTCTTCAGCAACCAGATGTGGGAAAACCGAGCTGGAGTAAACAGCCTCCCAGAGTTGTCCTTCATCTTGAGGCTCTTCAGGGCACTGTTCCACTGCTTCGACTTTTTGAATTGTGTCGCTTTCATGGAGATTAAGGCTTGTTGTGTCATGCCGTCTTCATCCATCACCAGTACATAATGCTGGGCAGTGCGCTCAATGTATCGGCCATTGCCATCCGTCACATAATCTTTGTTGTCTTCACCGCGCTGGGTTTCGGGGATTTCTTCTCCTGCCACATAAATGTTGACAGGTGCTCCGGAACCGGTGCCACGTGGTTCCCATTCAATATACTCAAGCCGGTAGGCACAGGGAACAACTCTCACACCTTCCTTGCCAGAAACCCCTTCCTTGGTCACGCTATTGAAAATGTCACCAGCGCGAACGTCCAAATCGTCTAACTCAGGGGACATCTTCTGCAACACCTTCAGGAAAGGAATTGCCAGATCTTCTGTTTTAAGATCCTGGACCCCTATCCCCGCATCGGCGAGAAACATATCTGCGTTCACGATTGCAGGGGGCTTCGATTTCCCATTACTTCTTGTCTTCGCAACGGCTGCTTTCCGTTTCACTTTTTTCGTTAATTTTGTAGCCATGTTACTTTCCTCTCTTGATACTTGCTCGTTGTGAAATAAAAGCCCCGAATAAATCTAGCGGCACGGGGTTGCCCGCTTCTACTTTTTCTCGAAGCCATGCCTTTAAAGTCATGGGTTCGATCTTCTCTTGCTGCTGGGGAGTGAAGCCCTGATTTCCACACACAAGCATAAAGGCTTCTGCATCTTGGTCTTCACCCTTTCCAAAAGTAACCGTGATGTTGTTTTTGATGATGTCGCCATCGCCATGTTCACGAAGCCAGTCATAAGCTTCAGCCCTCCGGTCCTTTGGAATGCTCGCCGCATAGATAGGTTTGACAGAGATTTCGCTGCCATCCTTCAGGGTAAAGTTTTGAAGATTAAGTGCTTCCAAAGCTTCTGGCAGCAACTCGTCCGTGACTTTGTGCAGAGCTTTCTTGAAATGCTTGTTTTCTTCTGCCGTCCGGTCTACGTCTTCCTGCAAACGGGCGGCTTCGCTGGCAAGCCTAGAAACTTTGTCCAGCTTGCTATCGTCCAACTGATCCAACTGATCCAATTTGGCGCTTGAATCCTGCGCCATCTGGTCTAAAATATCTGACACGCTTTTTTCCTTTCATTGTTCATTGTTCTTTTTTCGGCGGTTGACTTAACCGTCAAAATTGTTATATAAAATAATGCAGGACAATGCAAGATAAAAAATACAAGTTTTTTACGCAACCTTATGACCATCAAAGGGAGGCGTTTGACGTTAGCGCGGATGAAAATAATTTTGCGCTTCTACTGGACATGGGGACGGGGAAAACAAAAGTTACGTTAGATACTATAGGTTATCTGTTCGAGAAATCGAAAATTAATTTTGTTCTAGTAGTGGCACCAAAGGGTGTGATCCCAAACTGGATACCGGAGATCGAAGCGCATTTACCTCCTCGCATCGAACGGGAAATAGTTCTTTGGAATCCCAGTCTGAGCAAACAGCGCCGTGACGAACTCAACGATCTTCATACAAAAAGCAAGAAGCTTAAATTTTTGTTGATGAATGTGGAAGCTTTCAGCACCGCTAAAGGTGTTGAGGTAGCCGAAATTTTTGTGGAGAAGTTCAATACTTTTATGGTGGTGGACGAGAGCACGACTATCAAAAACAGGAAGGCCAAACGAACAAAGGCATTGTGTGCCGTGGGCCGGGAAGCGGTATACAGGCGCATCCTGACAGGCTCACCGGTCACTCGTTCTCCGCTCGATCTGTTTTCCCAGATGGCCTTTCTTGATCCTAAAATACTGGGGTTTTCTTCCTTCTACGCCTTTCAGGGGCGCTACAGTATTGTCAGCCGCAGGACCATGGGAGCGCACAGCTTTAATCAGGTGGTTGGTTTCCGGAGGCTGGACGAGCTGACCGACAAACTTTCGGAGCATTCGTACAGGGTGAAGAAAGAGGATTGTTTGGATCTGCCGGACAAGGTTTATACGAAACGAACAGTGGTACTCACAGTCGAACAACATATCGCATACGCGCAAATGAAAAAGCTGGCGCTTGCCCGACTGGATAGCGGAGAATTATCTACTACCAAAAATGTACTCACGCAGATCATGCGCCTTCAGCAAATTTGTTGCGGTAACCTGACGGACGACGATGGCAAGATCCATTCGCTGCCGTCCAACCGCATCAAGGAGCTGTTGGATTTGTGTGAGGAGCTACAAGGCAAAGCAATCATATGGGCGACATGGACCATGGACATTCGCTCGATTGCTACGGCCTTGCGAGACCGCCATGGCGTACAGGCGGTCTCAACGCTTCACGGGGAAACACCTGATTCTGAGCGCCAGCAGATCGTGGAGAACTTCCAGGATCGGCAATCGGAATCACGTTTCCTTGTGGGGCACCCTCGAACCGGGGGTTACGGGCTGACGCTTACAGCGGCGAGCACCGTCATTTACTACAGCAACAGCTATGATCTGGAGCTGAGAGTGCAAAGCGAAGACCGCGCCCATCGCATCGGCCAGACGAACAAGGTAACCTATGTGGACCTGATGGTTCCGGGGACCATTGACGAAAAGATTGTCAAGTCCCTTCGAGCAAAAATTAATGTGGCAGATCAGATACTTGGTGAGTCCGCAAGAGACTGGTTACTCTAGATTTTTCCACGTTCTTCCATCACAAACCCGTGCCTTCTTCCGGTTCTTGACAATAGGATCGACGTAGCTGACGTGGACCCATCCGGAATTAGGGACACCCTCCTTGTAATATTCCAGAAGTAACTGGTCGAAGATCAGGTTGTCCTTGATCCAGTGGGCTACCAGTTTGTTGTCCACCCATGGAACTTCAAAATCGACGGCCTGTCCTGTGAGGTGCTGGGAACGGGGAGTGGAACCTACTGCTTCGTTTAGCGCCCGACAGCGGTAGCCGCTCGACGGGGTAATGGGGACGCCGTAGTTAGCCCGTACCGCTTGTAAAACGTTTTTGCAGAGCGCCTGAAGGTTTTTGATTTCTTCTTTGCCGGGTTCGTTGGAAATGCCGTGCCGTTCGGCTACCTGGGACTTGGTCAGCTCCCAGAGGGAGAAGTTTTCCGACAGCCGCATTAATAGACCATTTGCCTTGAGTTTTTCTTCTTTTTAAGGGACGCAAGTCCACCCTTGCTGGCGAAGAGAGGCATCCCCAGATTCTGGAGTTGTGCCATGGTCTGCTGTTGAGGAGCACCTTGAGGCGTTGCGGCGGCAAACTGCTGACGATCCAGAGGACGCGCTTGAGCCAACGTAGACCCGGCAACCGGAGGACGGGCTGGCGGCATTAAAGAAGACAGTGTTGGAGTATTTATAATAGTTTCCTCTTGTGTCACCCCCGGCGTGGGAACTACTGGTGCGACTTCCGGGTCCCGTCTTTGTCTCCTGTATTCGTTTGCTTCTGGATCATAAATAATTTCAGACGGTCCACCTTCACGTTCTATCTGATCTAGGCGTCGTTGCTCTTCCATACCTTCTCGTACAACTTGCGTTCGGGGTCCGGCGTAGAACTGGTACGGACGAACAGCTTGTGTGAGGCGCTTATCAAATACGAATTTACCGCGCTCGTCCAAACGGGCTGTTTCTGTCAGGAGAAGTCGGGCGGTATAGGGGTCTGCCAGAGCATCGGCTACCAACTGAAAAATGGCGTCTTGGCCTCCTCTTTCGTATATTTTTCCAGCTAACCTGCCGCCTGTTCCAGCCATCACAAGGGCCGGACCACCTGTTAGAGAGGCTAATTTAACACCCGCTATCCGGCCAAGGTTGCGGACCATTTCGTTGCCTCGAACAGTAAGCGTAACCGGTGTGCCTCTGGTTCCTTCTGAAATACCTATCCTTTCGGCTAGTCCTATTGCCATTTCATCGTTAAACATCTTGAGCATGTCGTAGGTAGTAATAGGTTGTCCATCAGGACCCCAACCAGCAACATCGTCAAACACCTGCCGGAGAGCGGATTCGTTCTTCATTAAAACATCGTTTATTTGTGCAGGGTCCAGTATGGCCTCGCCAGCCCTACGTCCCGCCGTTTCCGGATGACCTAATACTTTTCTTGTTAGCTCATCGAACATGGCCCGCTGGAAGCCCGCCTTGGCCGCTCCGGTTTCATCCGCGTCAAGGATTTTAAGAATAGGGCCAATGTCTGTCTGTAACTTGGACGGGTTAGCAAGAAGTTGTGCCGCTACCACATGGGGATCATTGTCCAAGAAAACACTGGAAACTGTATAGTCTTTTTGAGCATGGCGGCTGAGTATTCCCGCATCCATTGCCCCCGCCACATCATCTAGATCTCCAGAGGCTAAAGCCTCATCTAAGGTAGACCTAAGTGGTTTGTTTATGGCTTTGTTTCGTATAGCTAGTTGCTCTGAGTTTTCGGCCATACCCTTTAATTCAGCAGTAAAGCCGGGGTAGGATTCCTCCACCTTTGCTATAGGAACTGCCCAGGATTGAATGGATCTTTCCACTGTGGTTGGATTTAAGATACCGTTATCAAAGGCCACAAGAGCCAGTCTGTTGAGGATTTCTTCCCGTAAAAGCTGTGAAGAGAGCTTGGGGCTATCCGGACCACCTTCCCGGATACTTTCCCAAGTAAAGTCTTCTAGTCCGCGTGTTAAAGCTGCATTCGGATCAACAACAAAGGCACCGTCTTCGCCGCGTATCAGGAACGGTGCCTTGGCTTCCACCAACGCCACGTCCAATGCGTCCACACTACCAGTAGGAAGGGTGCCCGGTTTGACTTGATTTTCCTTAATAATCTTTGTAAGGAATTGGTTTGGATCAGTCTTAGGTGATCTGTCTCCTGAAGTTCTCAGGAAATCTGCTATCGTCCCCCGCGTAAATTTCTGGTTCAGTTGTAAACTGAAGTTTCTGGCTACGTCGTAAGCGGAAGAGGCTCCTGCATCTCCCAAAATTTGTGAGTCTTGTAACCAATCCTCTATGATGTACTTCTGTACATCGTTAGCCATTCTGGCGGAGTTAGCGCCACCTGTTCTTGCACGAGCACGACTGGCCTCATCTAACAGGGTACTACGAGTCGCCAAGACTTCGTCTAACGTACTAACGTTGTCCAGCAAGCCATTGGGTCCGGTGTCTATGATTTCGTCTGCGTCTGTTCTGGTGGGAAGAATATCGGCCTCATACGCTGCCAGACGTGCTTCCACTTCAGCAATGGTCTTGTCAACCGTAGGCCGTTCTATGTTGTACTTATGGGTGTCAACTTTTTCCTGTGCGGCGACCAACTTCTTCTCTAATGCAGCAACCTGTTTCTTTTGCGTTGGATTTTTCACTCGCCGTCGGGCGTTGCGTAGTTGCCGGTTAATCTCTCTTAGAGAATCTTCAGCCTTGACCAGCTTATCCTGTTCCATGCTAATGGCTTTGGCTCTTCTCGCTCGAAGTCCATCTAATCTAGCGCGGGTGCTGCGGATGTTTTTTGGAACTTCTACGTCCGCTCCAACGGATTTTGCCATGGTTTCCAGAGCTTCATCGGATAACAGGCGATTTTTACCCGCAAGACTGTACAAAAAAGCAGGTATCTGTCTACGTTGGGCGACTGGAGTGTTTAATATAATCTCTGCGGCCTTGTCACCAATCAGGGCCATGTTTTCAGGAGAGATTTGTATTTGATCCGCGCCAATATGCTTCCAGAGGGCTTTTTCTATTTCCCGCATCTCTTTAAAAGCATTGTTGACGCCTTCTAAAGCTCTCTCGGCTGCACTTATCCTGTCCCCTGTAAGAATATTTGGATCTGCTATCTTTTCTCTTAATGTATTATAGAGCAACGCATCTATACTGTGCGTTTCCACCGCGTCTCTGGCGAGTTCATCAAGTTGCTCAAGAGCGTTTTGTACATAAGCGGAGGTCGCTTCAGGATCTCCTGCACGTCGGCCACCGCCCGGACCACTCCTTTCAAAACCAGAAACCTTTTCCGAAAGATCCCTGAAAATTCCTTCGGCCCTTCTTAGCCTTTCTCCGGAAGCCCTCAGAACCTCGTTCTTTATGGGAGAACCGGTAGCAAGCCAACTCATGGCTCCGTACAAGTTGTCGGATACACCCTTCATCCCAGAGCGGGCTTCTGTCAGAGACTCAAGCGTAGGAGTTTTGTCTCCAAACATAGGGATTTCATTGAAGTATCTTCCATACACCGGGTTCTGCGATAACTGGGCTATTATATCGGCATCCGAAACACCTCTATCCCGCAGGGCTGTCCAGTCACTTTCTGCTTGGCGAAGTCTTTCAGAAACCGTACTGAAGTATTGGGGTGTCGAGACTAATTCACTTTGTCCCGGTTTTCTGGGAGCATTATCCAGATCATTAAGAAGCGCAACTACAAGCCGTTCATTGCCGCGCATCGCCGGAATACTCGCTACGTACCTTGCGGCTAGGCGTTGCTGCCCCGGAGAAGTGAAAGGCTCCAGCAAACCTCCGACAAGAGGAAGGTCCTGTCCGCCTGTCAAGGCTCTTATTCCCTGTCTTATTTTCCCCAAGCTAAACGGGGCGGTCAGACCTGCTATAATTTTTCCCTGCGGACCCCATTCGTCCGGGGTTGCAAGCATAGCTGCGCCAGAAGCACCCGCGATAAACTGGTCTTTCGCCTGAAATACCAGCCCTCCCGGTATAGTAAACCGTCTTTTTCCACCCCATGCAAAACCAACACCCGGAGAATTTGCCAATGAGTAAAGAGCTTTGGTCAGGACATTGGCATCCTGGAGCCTTGCGGCTGTCATTCCTCTTACAGCAAGTTGTGCCCCGGCCCTTGCTGCTCCAGTTATGGTTAAAGAACCACCCATGATGCCTGACAAGAACGCGGTTATTTCCTGTGCCTTGGTTTCCTGCTGCGGTGTCAGTGCTTCGGGCATTTCCATGTTGGCAAGCGCCTCATCCAGCAACTTGCCAAAATACTGGTGTACCGGTGCGAGTTCCTTGTCCGGATGGATTACTACATTTGGCTGAAAGAGAGCGTGGGGGTAGTCCGTAGGATAAACACCTAGTCCCTCAAGAATGCGTGGATCTTTGTCAAGATAGGGGCTGTCTGGGCGTGGACGAGAGCCGGGAAGGCCCGTGAAATGTCTTCCAATTGCAAATGCGTCCTGAAATAGAGTGTTGGTCCCTACAGGACTTATAACGTAATCTGCTCCACGAGCCAGCAGAAACGGCATGTCCGCCAGAGCTGGGATACCTAGAATAGCCTCCCGTGTCCCAGCTTTTGCGGCAGTTTTTAGAAGCGAATCATATTCCTTTGCTGCTTGGTACTCTTGGGGCTGACGCTCTCTTACATAATCCAGCATCAGATCCCACACGTCGTTCGTTATCTGATCGGGACGCATACCCTTTGGAAGGTTAAACGTCACGGTGGGAGAGTTCGGTCTGGGCTTTCCGGGTAGAAAAGTGCCTCCTGCTGTCCTCTCACCACCCACTAACGAACCAATGTTAATGGTAAATTTTGCGCTTTGGGTGGCTTCTAGGCGTGGGTCGTAGCTGATTCTACCTTCGCTATCTATTGTTTCCCCCGGTTGTAAATCGCCTATGGGAGCTTCCGGGGGAACGTAGGTAGGGTCTCCCGGATCTATTGCCCGTACTTCCTGTCCTGTAATTGGAGGTGCGGTTATGAAGGTCTTCTGGAAAGAGTCAACAACGTCCCGTTTAATTTCATCACCCACAGTTTCATCTGTAAGCATTTCATAGTAGGTGCGGCTAGAATTAGGGACGTTGGTGTCAAGCGCCTCCGGGCGTTTAAGAACTTCTCCTACCTGTGTTTCAAGAAGTGTTGCCATTTTACCTACCTAACAAAAAGCTATGGGCTAAGAGTAATAGAGCCGTCCGGCTCTCTTACATAAGGGGGTATTGCTCCTTCGTCTCGTTGTCCGAATACACCAAGGAAACTTGTTAGATGTAGACCTTGACGGGTAAATTCGGTTACTGCTTCTTCTTCCGACAGCTCTGGATATGCCGTCGTTGCCGCAGAAACAAGGTTTCTATAGAGGTTGGCGGTTGACTCTTCATCAACGTTACCGGAAAGAGGAGATATGGCCCCAGATCGGTAACCCGGTATAATTCTGCCGGATACCGATTCCACTGCATTTCGGATCGTCCTCGCACTCCGTTGGAATAACCGTCTGGATTCCTCGGCACGGCCACCTTCACGAGGATCAACGTCGCGCACCGCTGATCTGTCTAGCGCACGGGCCGTGTGGTCCAGACCTACAAGAAATTCCGGCGGATACACTGCTTTCCTAGCTGATCCTTCCTTGAGCCTTCTGCTTAAATCGTTAATGTGTCTGTTCTGTAGTTCGTGGAGTTTGGCAAATGCTAAAGTTTCGGAGTCACGGTCACCAACAAAGACTGCCAACAGCATTTTGATGTCAAAATCAGAGGGCCTTGAATCCGGAATCATAGTAAAGACCCGCGTTTTTTGTCGGCTTAACGCTGCCAAGTACTCAGCGGCTTTCTCAAATTCTGTTGCCCCAATTCCTTGTTCCCGGCTTGTTTTCTCATTCATATAAGCGAGAGCTTCTCTCTTCAGGGCCAACTGGTCGGAGTTCAGTTCATGGTCTGGCCGCGCTATCTCGGCCCACTTGTCGCTAGGCATCTCGACGGTGTTACCATCCGTATCCGTCCAAGATTCGAGAAGCTCACCAAGTCCAGTGCCCCGCATTTCTGCAAACCAACTACCGTCGGAGAACCATGCACCACCAACTTCTCTGAGGCGCAGCATAATTATGTTATCGCGTAGCGCATCAAGATTATCGTCAAGTGCCGTTTGCAGGACTTTCTTACTGGAGCCTGTTCCTGTTTCTAGCTCGGCGGATGACTTGTACTCACCAGCGGCTTTATTATACTTGCCCATTACCGCGTCAAAAGCAGCCCGGAAGTTTGCATCACTTAAAGTACGTGCCCCCACTACTTCGCCTACTCCCGGCAGGTTCTTCCAGAGACCACTAAACAAGAGCGCACGTTCCTCGTTATCTCCCAGAGACTTTGCTCCACCGTACACTTGCTCAAAAGCTTGTTTAATACCGGGCCAGTTTCTACGGGCAGCTTCAACATCGGAAACCGTTACCTTGGTGGAGAAACCGTCGTGGCTTCCCGTCCCTAGCTGAATGGCTTCGTTATCACCCTTCGTCCATGGCTGAATTATTTTAGGGTGGACCACAGAGATAGTTTGCGGACCCGCATTCTCAGGTACTGTAGTCATTGCACGTACCCGTGAGTCCATTTGAAGTACAGACTCAGGAATTGTGGTAGGTGTCTCGACTGCTTCCCCTGTTATAGCTCGGACACGGCCATTTATAAGGTCGTTGATCTTTCGAGAAAAATCTGCCGCATTTCCGGAAAGAGGGGCTAGTCCTTTAAGCTCTGCTTTCGTCAACGTTTGCTCGGAAAGTTTATCGCGCACATCTGGATGTAGCTCTGTTCTCAGACCAATTGCGTCCGTAAAGGCTTTCTCCATAACTGGTCGAAGGGATTGCCATTCGATATCCGGGGTAATCGTTTCCCATGCAGTTTTTGCTTCTTCAGTCGGTAAAAGCGTGTTGGTAGCAATGTCCCTCCAACCAAGGTTTCCCGGTGCGCTCTCCCAAAGAACGACCTGCTTAACTTCTTGTTCGCCGTCTTTTCCTGTAACAGTAAGCTGGTATTTCTTGGTCCCGACTTGTTGTCCCTCTTCAGGGAAAAGGTCCGTTGGTTTTTCTGTAGTAAGCCAAGCGTCAGCCTCTCCGGCAGTAATGTCTACGTTGCGACCTTTTACGTTAAACATGTATTGATTCAGTGTTGGGTCTACACTGTGCGTAAATGTGTTTCTGCTGACACCTTCCCCAACCCGAAGAGAGCCACCTAGTTTTGCACGAGCCGCAGCCAGTTCGTCAGGGTCTAAATCGTCTCTTATAAACAGCTTCTGTTCTTTCGGATCACCCCAATTGGCCCTATCGGTAGGTACGTAATCAAGCCACTCCTCTGGATTTCTAAAGTTGCCGTCGCCTACAGGGACCCGCCACGGTGTCTGTTGTCCCACTGGATATAGTTCTTTTCCAAATTGGAGTTGTGGCCCCGCAGTAGTTTGTATGATCTGACGAAGTTGGCCTACTTTTAGATCTTCATACGTGATTGACCCATCTTCACCTATTCTGGGCACCTGAATAACTCGGTCTTCAACCGATGAGCCAGTTGGAGCCACCGGTTTCACTGGTTTACGGTACTCACTAAGTTCACTGGTAGGGACCTCTTTAAGGGTGCCATTAGGCAAAACTTCCACAAACTTGGGAAGTCCTGTTCTTTCGTCGGTATACCAGAACCCGACAAAATCTGTGGTTACCCCGTTAACGGTCCGTTGCAAATCTTTTGTTGGAGTGAAGTCTCTATCGGTTAATTCTTTAGCCAGAGCGAACCGTTTGTCTCGTGCCGTGTCTTCCCGCGCTGACTCTTGTTGTCGCAAAGTTAATGCGGCTTGTGTGAGAGCAGCTTGTTGTGCTTTTTCTGCCGCCTTCAGTTTTAATTTCTGGTCATACATCTGCTGCGCCACCGTCATGGCGTCACCGGCAACGGGGGATAGAAGCTCACGGCCAACGGTACTGATAGCCATTTCTCCCGGACGGGGTTGCGCCCCCATGGACCCAAACCCACGTTGTGCCAGCGCCAGACCAAGCTGGAGTTTTGCCATCTGGTTGGCTTCACCTAGTTGTCCGGCGTAATCAGTAGGTTCAAGACCCGGTAGCCCAGTCAGCATCTTACGGCTTTGCAGAACCTCGCCAGCAGTTAGCGGGGTAGGCGCGAAGATATCCTGCTGTTCAAGAAGGGCTGCTGTTTCTTGTGCCCTCGCTATTGCACTTAAAGAATCTAAAGGTTTAGGTGCCATTAAACGAAGCCTCTATACATAAGGTCCGGTGACCATGGTTTCGGTTACGTCTTCCACGCC